GGAATAGCAAAGCATTACCGTCTCCCTACAGAATGAAAGTTCCTCCTGTACCTATCAGGTACGACCGGAAAGTAGGCATTCCTTTACAACCACAAAAGGCTAAAAAATGAAAGGCTTGCTTTCCCCTAAAGTCATGATCGTTGTTAAACAAAACGACGAGGAAGATGACGAGAGTTGTCCGCTTCCAACGCAAGACGAGGCTTTGAACGAAGAGAACAAGGCAATCGCAAAAGAGAAGGCTATGTACGGCCCTGAACGAGAGGGTGATACGCAGTTCTGGAGAGACTTGGGCGCAAAGTGGCGTATCTCTGCGAGTCAGGCCAAAGAAAGGCGTTGCGGCAATTGCGAATACTTCGACATGGACATGGAGGATTGCCTGCCAGAAGGTGCGGGCTATTGCCATCAGTGGAACTTTATGTGTGCGCCAGATAAGTCTTGCGCTTCTTGGGAGATGGGCGATGAAGAAGGCGATATGGGAGAAGGCGAGACCGAAGAAACTGGGGAAGAGTGAACCTCTTTCTAAGTCTGAGAAGAAGTCCGCTAAGGCTATGGCCGCATCTGCTGGCAGACCCTACCCTAATCTTGTGGATAACATGAGAGCAGCGAGGAAGAAATGAAAAAGACCAAGGCTGAGAAGAAGATCTCCAAGGTTATGACCGAGTTCGGCAAAGGACAACTCCACTCAGGTAAGGGTGGGCCAGTTGTCAAGAGTCAGAAACAGGCGGTAGCGATTGCCCTATCTCAAGCTGGCAAAGCTAAAAAGAAATGACTGCCGCCTGGACTAGGAAAGAAGGTAAGAACGCTAAGGGTGGCCTGAACGAGAAGGGTCGGAAGTCTTACGAGGCTGCGAACCCTGGGTCTAACTTGAAGGCTCCTGTTAAAAGCGGCGATAACCCGCGCAGAGCTTCTTTCCTAGCGAGAATGGGTAACATGCCAGGGCCAGAGCGTAAACCTGATGGTAGCCCCACTAGACTGCTTCTCAGTCTAAAAGCATGGGGTGCGAGTAGTAAGGAAGATGCAAGAGCGAAAGCAAAGGCAATCTCGGCGAGGAACAAAAAGTGAAGCGCAGAAAGGGTCTGCTGGACGAAGAGAAGTTCCTGCCTCCGTTGCCGGAGCAGTTACCGCGCGGAGCTAGTTCTTTGCTTGGCTACGGTCAAGGCCCAGGTATGCAGGTATTCCAAGAGGCTGCTGACGTAGGAAGAGGTTTATTTGGAGCGACCCCGATTATTGAAGGTGGTGAAGGTTACAGAACTGGTCAGGCACTAGCAAACATTCCACCGGTTGCTGCCGGACTTGGTGTCATTAAGGCTCCAGGCAAAGCTGGTCAACTTATAAGTTCTGTTTCGCCAAAAGTTAATCTGCAAATGGCGGCAGAAGCTGCTGAAAAAATAGGTCAAAGCGCGAACCCATACACAAGATCATTGCAACAAGGGTTTGAGCATGGTTGGTATCACGGAACAACGGGTGATGTAACATCGTTTAGAAAGGATTTGCTTGGAGAGTCAACCGGAGCGCAGAGCGCAAAAAAAGGGTTTTTCTTTGCAAGAGACCCTGTAAGCCCTCCAGAAGAAATGCTTACAAAATCTCCCGCTAATTCTAATAGCGTTGAGATGCTAAAAAAACTTGGTATTCCTGAAGAGCAAATTGCCAAGTTGAACACCGTTTCTATGGAGGGGCATGGAGCAGAAACGGCTTCTGGTTACGCAAAGATGGGCGGGTCAAGACAATACAAAGAAGCAATGAGAAAAGCCAGTATTGCAGAAAAAAAGCAAAACTGGGACGAGTACGAAAAACAAATGGCTATCGCCGAGGACATAGAAATATCAAGGCAGCAAGAAATGCAAGGGCTTGTTGCAAAGTATGGTGACGCACGAGATGAAATGCTTAATAGCATCCAAAATGCTATCTATTCAAAACAACTCCCTCAACAAGAAGCTGAGAGGTTAGATCAAACCGTCAAGTCTTTGATGCCCTACGGTTGGTACAACAGTTATTCGCCGGAACAATTTTCTGGTCTCAAAAAAGAGATAGTTGGATTAGTTGGAGAAAAAGCAGCCTCTCCAGCCTTAAAAAAGATTGACGATTTTCTGTCTGTCAAAAACGAAAGGGCTCTCGCAGAGCATACGTCCGAAGGCGGCAACGTCATGCCCGTTGCCCTTACTTACAAAAACCCGCTTTACTATGATTTCAAGGGCAAGGCATACAGAGAACAGTCATATGCTGATTTATTGGATCAGGCTATTAGACAAGGCAATGATGCTGTAATCCTAAAAAATACTTACGACCCTGGAGCGGGGCCAGCAAAACTAGTTGACGTTGGGGTTGTTTTTAACCCTAATCAAGTTAGAAGTAAGTTTGCGGCGTTTGATCCAACAAGGCTAAAAGAAGCTGATTTACTAGCAGGAATAGGTACAGTAGGAGCCGGTTTACTCAGTCCTACTGTCTTAGAATATCTTCGTCGCAGAGATGAAGAAGGTATGTAAAGCGTTGCTAATAAACAACAATGGAGTAGTAAAATACAGTGGAAAACAAATGGATTCCTCCAAACGCAGGATTAGGCAGACCAAAGGGTGCGCCTAACAAATCTACTGCGGCAGTTAGGGAAGCCATTGCAAAGATGGCTGAACTAAACGCACCTCGTTTTGCTATGTGGTTAGACGAAGTAGCACAAAAAAGCCCAGAAAAGGCTTGCGATATTTACTTGAGGGCTATCGAGTACCACATACCTAAATTGGCAAGGACAGAGGTAACAGGTCAGGACGGGCAACCAGTTGCTTTACAAGTGACATGGGCGCAACCAGAATAATTATTCCCTACGCGCCGAGGCCGCAACAGCTTGCAATACATAGCGCGTTAGAGCAAAAGCGTTTCGGGGTAGTAGTTGCTCATAGAAGATTAGGAAAGTCGGTTAGTGCGGTTAACCATCTCATAAGAGATGCAATCACAAACCAAAAGGAGGCTCCAAGATATGCGTTTATTGGGCCTACCTACTCCCAGACCAAACGAGTTATCTGGGATTACCTCCTCAAGTTTACCGAGCCCCTTAACGGCGTTGCCAATATTGCAGAACTTAGGGTTGATTTCTGGGGCAGACGCATCCAGCTTGCGGGGTCTGATAACCCAGACTCTCTTAGAGGACAGTATTTTGACGGCGTTGTATTCGACGAATTCGGCGACCAGAACCCTAAAATTTGGTCGGAAGTGGTTCGTCCGGCCCTGTCAGACAGGATGGGATGGGCGTTATTCCTCGGAACCCCAAAGGGAAACAACCACTTCAAGACCCTGAGAGACCATGCGTCAGAGCATAACGATTGGGCCTTACTTGAGTTCCGAGCGTCAGAGACAGGTCTTATCCCTCAGACTGAACTCGATGCAGCCAAGTCCGAGATGGGAGACGACAAGTACCTGCAAGAGTTTGAGTGTTCCTTTGACTCAGCAATCGAAGGAAGTTACTACGGACAATTGCTCAATGAGCTACCGTCTGAGCGATTCCACGACATTCCTGTAGATGGATTGGCTAAGACTTACGCAGCTTGGGATCTAGGCATAGGCGACTCCACTGCAATCTGGGTTTGTCAGAGAGTGGGCCTAGAAACACGACTCATTGACTTTGTGGAGAACCACGGTCAAGGGCTCGATTGGTATGTGAACTGGCTGAGAACGAATCACTACGAACTAGCCGAGCAATTACTGCCTCACGATGTGCAAGTCAGAGAGTTGGGCTCAGGAAGATCGAGGTTAGAACTCCTGCAAGAAGCAGGGCTGAACATCACAATTGTTCCGAGAATGGGTGTTGACGATGGGATACAAGCCGTGAGAAGGCTGATACCCTTTTGTTGGTTCGACTCCAAGACTAAGCGCGGAGTGGACGCACTACGCAATTATCGGAGACAATACGACGATAAGCGTCAAGTCTATTGGGATAAGCCCTTGCACGATTGGGCATCTCATGCGAGCGACGCATTTCGGTATCTTGCGGTTGGCATGTCAGAGCAAACAAGTTGGTCTAAGCCGCTGAAACCTAACGTATCTTGGGTGGTCTAAATGGATGACGGACGATTAAAGGCGATTCTCCAAGGTGAGATTGATAACGCGATAGGTTTCTTGGAGACCGAGACGGTCGAGCAGCGTAAGAACGCGCTCACTGCTTACATGCGTGACCCCTATGGAAACGAGGTAGAGGGTCGCAGCCAGATCGTTACAGGTGAGGTTGCAGAAGCTATCGACGGGATGCTTCCGCCTCTCATGCGTTTGTTTACGTCTGCCGATCAAATCGGTGTATTCGAGCCTGTAGGCCCAGGCGATGAGCCTATGGCAATGCAAGCTACCGAGTATTGCAACTGGGTGTTGATGAAACAAAACCCTGGCATTTCGATCATGCACGACTGGTTTAAGGACGCGATCCTTCAGAAGGTCGGTGTCATTAAAGCCTACTGGGACGACTCGATTTCAGTCACTAAGGAGCAGTACGCGAACCTTACAGACGATGAGCTAGCTATGCTTATGTCTGACGGGACGATGGAGATCGCAGCACAAGAGACGATTGAGCAGGATATTGACGGTCAAGTCATGCGTGTCCATAACGTCGCACTCATGCGTAAGACAAAGGCAGGGAAAGTTAAGGTCGAGAACGTGCCTCCAGAAGAGTTCTTGATCTCCAAGGCAGGAAAGACTGTTCGAGATACCCCTTTTGTCGCGCACAGGAAACTCATTACAAGGTCGGATCTTGTTTCAATGGGGTTTGATCCTGAGATCGTGATGAACCTTCCGGTCTATAACGACCTTGAGTTTAGTGCTGAGTACATTGCAAGATACAACCGAGACGAACAACCCTACATGGAGCCAAGTTTAGACAAGTCCATGCAGACCGTTGAAGTGTTCGAGTGCTACCTAAAGACTGACTACGACGGAGACGGGATTGCAGAGCTAAGACGGGTGCATTTTTCGGGCAACGAAATCCTAAGTAACGAGGAAACCGACTATGTGCCGTTTTACACCATCTGTCCTATTCCGATTCCTCACAGGTTTTTTGGGGATTGTCCTGCTGATCGTACAGTTGATCTCCAGCTTATCAAGACGACTGTAACGAGGCAGATGCTCGATAACCTGTACCTGCAAAACAATACCCGCATGGGTGCTGTCGAAGGTCAGGTCAACCTCGATGATCTCTTGAGTGTTACTCCTGGTGGTGTGGTGCGAATGAAGAATCCTGCCGCGCTGGTTCCGATTACGACACCTCCTGTCGGTCAACAAGCCTTCCCTCTCTTAGAGTACCTCGATCAGGTTCAGGCTAAACGCACAGGCGTTACAGAAGCCTCTCAAGGTCTTGACCCTAACATCCTACAGAACGTCACTGCCGCGGCTATAGCAGCCCTTACGCAAGCCTCACAAGGCAAGATCGAACTCATCGCTAGGATCTTTGCAGAAACAGGCGTAAAAGACTTATTCAAAGGGTTATTACACCTCTTATGCAAGTACCAGGACAAAGCAGTTTTGATTCGGATGCGTGGGCAGTACGTCCAGTACGACCCGCGAGAGTGGTCGAACCAGTACGATGTATCAGTGAATGTCGGACTTGGTACGGGGAGCATGGAGCAAAAGATGGCAATGCTCAGCATGGTTCTGTCCAAGCAAGAGCAGATCATTCAAGCGTACGGCCCGAACAATCCTTTAGTGAGTGTCTCGCAGTACAGATCAGTATTAGGAAAGTTGATTGAGGCAGCAGGGTTCCCAGATTCAGCAGAGTTCTTCAAGCCTGTAGGCCCAGAAATTGATGCTGCACTTGCACAACCTCAACAACAACAAGGCCCAGATCCTGCCATTCAAATGATGATGGCGCAGGCCCAGGCAGATATCGAGATCAAGCGTCAAAAGGCTATGGCCGATATTCAGCTTGCTAGAGAAAAGGCTTTGGCTGAGTTAGAACTCAAGCGTATGGAGTTCGAGGCAGAAGCGCAGATGAAGGCAATGAAGGTCGGGGCAGGTATTACTGGCAACGTTGAAATACCAGGGTAAATCATGGCATTCAATCAAGACGTTTACAATTTTGTTCTAACGAATATCAATGACCCTAAAAAAGTTAGAGATTCAATGGACTACTTTGGGGTTGATATAAATCAACTTGCGGATGCTATCGGCTACCCAGTAAGCAATCTTGTTCAGTATTTTCAAAACGCAGGGCTCGTTGCCCCTGGAATGGAGCAGCCTGCAAAC